ATTCTAATGGAAGTTAGAGGTATTGATAAACCATTTGAATGGTCTAGAGATGTAGTAAATAAACTACAAAAAGATGGTACAGGATTATATTATAGTCCAACTAGAGAACCATCAACAACATCAGAAGGTGTAGATGTATCAGCAATTAAAGTAGATACAATGCATGAAATAGCTAAAGCAATGCAACCATATTTTTGGTATGTATTGGATTTTATTGAAGACATGAAAAAAGTATTTCCAACATTGAAAGATGATTGGGGTATTTATGTGCCTGAAGTAAAATATCTTTCTCCTGAGCCGCTTGTCGATTATACCAATTTAGCTCTTACCAAGTATCCTAACGTTCACTTTGTTGGCGATGCATTATCAGCTAGAGGTATAACGGTAAGCGGCGCACAAGGAACTTATGTTGCTGAATCACTTTTGGAGGATTAAAGTATTTTTCGTATATTAATAACAAATAAAATAATATTATGGGCATAGAAACAGGTCAAACATATCCAAAATCAAGAAAATTAGTAAAAACAGATGGTACCATTGCTTATACATGGGATGGTAAATTACATAATTGGGATGGTCCCGCTTTATTACCTGAAGGTAATGAAAAAAAAGCAGAATATTATCTCTATGGAATGCAAAAAACAACTGAAGAATGGAAAGAAATGAGACGCCAACGAGAAGGTATTCCATTTTATAAAAACCAATCAATGAAAGCACATCTTTCAGATTATAGAAATTAAGATATGAAAATAGGTTTATGTGGTACAATGAGTGTAGGTAAAACTACATTAGTTAATGCTTTAAAAGAAACAAAACAATTTAAAGATTATATGTTTAGAACGGAACGTTCTAAGTTTTTAATGGAGCAAGGTATTCCACTTAATATGGACTCTACATTAAAAGGTCAAACTATATTTTTAGCTGAACGTTGTGCTGAATTAATCCAAACAGATATTATTACAGATAGAACTGTAATAGATGTTATGGCATTTACAATGAATGCAAAATCTATACCTTATCAAGATAAGGAATTATTTGAAACATATGCTAGTGAGTTTATTAGGGAGTATGATTATATATTTTATATTTCTCCCCATGGCATTCCTATTGAAGATAACGGTGTACGTGAAACAAATACATATTATAGAGATTTAATTGATTTTACTATTACTACACTTATTAAAAGATATGGACATAGATGTCCTAAAGTAGAAGAAATATCTGGATCTACAGAGGAACGTATTCAACAAGTATTGAATATTACTAACCTTTAACATATTTATAATAAAACCTTATTATAATGAAAAAATCTGAATTATTATCTTTTATTAAAGAAGAAATTTTATCTACATTAGGTGAAGATAAACAAACCCAACAAGATATTAAAGATACAGAAGAATTAACTAAAGCTACTGCCGACTTAGCTAAAGCTAAAAAAGAAGCTGGTATTGAGGAAGATGCAACACCAAAAGGTGAAGACTTTTTTTATGATTATTTAGATATTGGCATGTCTTACTTAGAAGGATTTGGAAAAAAACATTCCTTAGATGATAATCAGTTAGAAAAACTAGGTAAAAAAATAGTAGACCAATTATATAAAGGTGATGTTGGCAAAGCATATGATGCCATTGTTAAAAGAGGTGCAATGAAAGAAAATGAAGATAAAGAACCATCTAAATCAGACCTCAAAAAAACAAAAGGTTTAGCTAAGGCAAAAGAAGAACTTGCCCAATTAACTAAACAAATGAAATCTTTAGCTCGTGATTATAAAAAAGCTGAAGGTGAAGAAAAAGAAAAATTAGTAGCTGATCTTAAGAAAAAGACAAAACTTAAAAAAGAGTTAGAAGCTATTATTGATAAATAAAAAATGTTATGTTAAAATGGTTAAAAAAGAACTATCAATTATTCGTAATTATAGGGGCTTGCATCTTAGTCTTTAGATTTTTAGATGATAAAGAAAGTTATGTAAGTGAATATAATGATAAAATTATTGCACTAGAACAAAAAGTTGATTCGTTACATCATATAAATGATGAATTAACTTTTAAAATTGACACCCTAAATGTTCAGATTGGCAAACTAGATCAACAATTAGATCTAAAAGATAACAAAATAAATAATTTAAGATATGAGATTAGCACAAAAGTTGATGCTGTTGACGATTTTAATGACGATGAGCTTGAAAGGTTTTTCACAGAACGCTATAGACAGTACATCGATTCAATTAAAAAAACCGATAGCCAAACTAGTAATTAAAGATTTAATTACGGGAGATGGAGCTAAAGATGAATTAGCTATTACTATAGATAAAATTAAACTATTTGAACAAAAGATAGTTTTAAAAGATAGTGTTATTTTAAACTTAAATAATAAAATAAATAATTTTGATTCTATACTTTTAACAAAATCTGACCAATTATTATTATCCCAAGAATTATCTAAAAGGCTAGAACAAGATTTGCAAAAACAAAAACTAAAAAATAAATTAACTATGGGAGCGGGTATACTAGGAATAGTAGCTGTTGCTATACTAGTAAAATAGTATGTCTGATTTAAAAAAGGTAATACGTCAAGAATATCTAAAATGTGCTAAAGACCCCGTACATTTTATGCGTAAATACTGTTATATACAGCATCCCCAACGTGGACGTATACAATTTAATTTATACCCATTCCAAGAAAAAGTATTAACGTTAATGCGTGATAATCCATATTCGATTATCTTAAAATCTAGACAGTTAGGTATATCAACATTATCAGCCGGTTACTCTTTATGGTTAATGATATTTCATAAAGATAAAAATATTCTTTGTATTGCAACAAAACAGGAAACTGCTAAAAACATGGTTACAAAGGTAAAATTCATGTATGAAAATTTACCTTCGTGGTTAAAAATTGATGCTTCTGAAAATAATAAATTAACCTTAAGGTTAGTAAATGGATCCCAAATAAAAGCAACATCAGCCTCAAGTGATGCTGGTAGATCCGAAGCAGTATCTTTGCTACTAATTGACGAGGCAGCTTTTATTGATAATATTGGTGAAATATGGGCCTCAGCACAACAAACATTAGCAACTGGAGGTGGTTGTATAGCATTAAGTACACCCTATGGTACTGGAAATTGGTTTCATCAAACTTGGGCAAGAGCAGAATCGGCAGAAAATGAATTTTTACCTATTAAATTACCTTGGTATGTTCACCCAGAACGAGATCAAGTATGGAGAGATAGGCAAGATGAATTATTAGGTGATCCTAGAATGGCAGCCCAAGAATGTGATTGTGATTTTAGTACATCAGGTGATATTGTATTTTATCCTGAATATATAGATTTTTACGAAAAAACTTATATTAAAGATCCTTTAGAAAAAAGAGGAGCAGATCAAAATTTATGGGTATGGGAATCTCCGGATTATTCTAGAGATTATATAGTTGTAGCAGATGTATCTAGAGGTGATGGAAAAGACTACTCAGCATGTCATGTAATTGATGTAGCGAATAATGTGCAAGTTGCAGAATATAAAGGGCAAATTGGTACAAAAGAATATGGTCATTTATTAGTTGGTTTAGCTACTGAATATAATGAAGCAATGTTAGTAATAGAGAATGCTAATATTGGATGGGCAACTATACAAGTTGCTATAGATAGAGCATATCCTAATCTTTACTATTCACAAAAGAGTGACTCCCCAAATGCTAATTCGTATTTTGATAAATATCAAGATCACTCCAAAATGGTAGCTGGTTTTACCATGTCCTCTAGAACAAGACCTATGGTAATAGGTAAGTTCCAGGAATATATTAGTGATAAAGGAGTAACAATTCAATCTAAAAGATTAATAGAAGAAATGAAAGTGTTTATTTGGCGTAACGGAAGAGCAGAAGCTCAAAGTGGGTATAATGATGATTTAGTTATGTCGTTTGGTATTGCTATGTATATAAGAGATACGGCATTAAAAATGAGACAACGTGGTTTAGATGCAACCCGAAATGCATTAAATAATATAACAGTAAATAGAACACAATACCAAGGTGGTTATTTTTCTAGTGGAGCTGATAATCCTTATCATATTGATACCCAAAATGGTAATAAGGAAGATATTAGTTGGCTTCTTAAGTAATATTTATAATAATAAAAATATATTATGGCTGATAAAAGCTTATTTAGTAGATTAAGAAGATTATTTTCAACAGATGTAATTATACGAAATGTTGGGGGAGATCAAATTAGTGTAATTGATAGTAGTACTATCCAACAGAATGGAGAATTACAAACAAATTCTTTAATTGATAGATATAATAGATTATATTCAACTAATCCTTCATCTTTGTATGGGGCCCAATTTAATTTTAATTATCAATATCTAAGACCCCAATTATACTCAGAATATGATGTAATGGATCAAGATGCAATTATTGCTTCTGCCCTAGATATTATAGCTGATGAATGTACATTAAAAAATGATATGGGTGAAGTATTATCTATTCGTTCTAGTAATGAAGCTGTTCAAAAAATATTATATAATTTATTTTATGATGTATTAAATATTGAATTTAATTTATGGGCTTGGTCTCGACAAATGGCTAAATTTGGGGATTTTTTCTTAAAACTAGAAATATCAGAAAAGTTTGGTATATATAATGTTATTCCTTATACTGCTTATCACATTAGTAGAGAAGAAGGATTCAACCCAGAAAACCCATCTGATGTAAGATTCAGATACGATCCTAATGGTTTAGTTAATCCAAGTTCAGGAATGTATTCTACCCCTAATAATAATTCTCAAACGGAAAATGGTATTTTCTTTGACAATTATGAAATGGCTCATTTTAGATTAATTGGTGATACTAATTATCTTCCATATGGCCGTTCTTATATTGAACCAGCCAGAAAATTATTTAAACAATATACATTAATGGAGGATGCTATGTTAATTCATAGAATAGCACGTGCTCCTGAAAAACGTATTTTTTATATGAATGTTGGTTCTATTCCCCCAAACGAAATAGATGCATTTATGCAAAAAACTATTTCAAATATGAAACGTACTCCCCATGTAGACCAAAAAACAGGTGAGTATAACATGAAATATAATATGCAAAACATGATGGAGGATTTTTATATCCCTATTCGTGGAAATGATCAAACAACTAAAATAGAAACAACAAAAGGTTTAGATTATGATGGTATTCAAGATGTTGAATATTTAAGAGATAAATTATTTGCTGCACTTAAAGTACCAAAAGCTTTTTTAGGATATGATGAAAATATAGAAGGTAAAGCAACCTTAGCTGCTGAAGATATTAGATTTGCTCGTACAATTGAAAGAATTCAAAGAATATTAGTTTCTGAACTTAATAAAATTGCACTTGTACATTTATATTCTCAAGGGTATAGAGATGAAGCTCTAACTAATTTTGAATTATCAATGCAAACCCCATCAATTATTTTTGAACAAGAAAAAATTGAGTTAATGAAGTCAAAAACTGAATTAGCAACTTCTTTATTAGAAAATAATTTACTTCCAACAGATTGGATATATGATAATATATTCCATTTATCTGAAGACCAATATGATGAATATAGAGATTTAAATAGAGAAGATGCTAAACGTAAATTTAGATTAGCACAAATAGAAGCAGAAGGAAATGACCCAGTTGAAACTGGTAAATCATATGGTACCCCACATGATCTAGCTTCACTATATGGCAAAGGCAGAATGTACTCAGACCCTGGGAATGTACCTGATGGTTACAATACAGACTCAGATTTAGGTCGTCCTAAAGATAGTATTACTAATGTTGGAAAACAAGATAATAATTTTGGAAAGGATCGATTAGGAGTTAAACGTATGAAAGATACTGATAAAAATGATTCTTCAGATAGTAGAACAGATACTAATAAATCCGGTCTAGCTTTAGAAAATGCCCAAACAACTTTATTAAAGAATAAAAATATGTTTAAAAAAATGAATAAAAAACAACTAGTTTTTGAGCAAGATAAAGATAATACATCATTATTAGATGAAAACCAATTGAAGAAATAAAAAACTTCACATATTTATAAATAAATATATTTTTTGATGAAAATAAAACATTCCAAGTATAAAAATACAGGCATACTGTTTGAACTATTGGTACGTCAAATAACGGCAGACACATTAAAAGGTGGAGACTCCCCAGCTATTAATATACTAAAAGAATATTTTGTAAAAACTTCTTTAGGTCGTGAATATAAGTTATATGAATCTATATTAAAGTCTAATGTTTTAAATGAGGGAAGAGCAAATATGGTAATTTCTACTATATTAGAATCTTCTTCTAAATTTAACCGTACCTCATTAAGAAAACAAAAATATAATTTAATTAACGAAATTAAAAAACATTATAATTTAGATGTTTTTTTTGGTGCTAAAATAAAAAATTATAAAGAATTAGCTTCATTGTATACTCTAATTGAGGGTTACAACTCAGAAGAGGCTAGTAATTCTCAACAATTAATAGATAATAAAATAACTTTATTAGAACATTTAACCAAACAAGAAGTTAATACTGAAGAAGTTAAAGAAGATGTTTTAAAAGAATTTCAAACATATGATAAAGATTTAAGAATTCTTACTTATAAAGTATTATTAGAAAAGTTTAATTCTAAATATGAAAACTTATCTACAGAGCAAAAACAAGTTCTTAAAGAGTTTATAAACTCAGTAGATTCAACCCCAGGATTAAGAGAATTTTATAACACTAAAGTTTCAGAATTAAAAGCTGCTTTAAACGAAGAAGCTAAAACTATTAAAGATAAAGCTACTCAAATTAAAATTACTGAAGTATCTAAATATTTAGTTGAACTA